ACAAATGATTCCATTGCGGTAGAATCTTGTGTCATTTTTTCTGCATAACGTGCTCTGGCATCAATTAGTCCTTGACGGTCTTCGGCTAGCTCGCCTAGTTCCGCTTGTAGGCGGTCCGTTAGCATAGCTTCTACAGCTTCAACCATAGCAGACTTGTCGTGTTCGTACTTTTGTGCGAACTCTTCACGAAGTGTTGCGGTGACGTGGTCACGGTTTTCTTGAATTCTGCTTTGCCAAGCAGTTTCAATTTCCGATTTTATTTCTTCGGAAATCACATTGTTTTCAAACAATTGTTTTACGATGTCTAGCATGTGATTCTCCTACTGTTATTTGAGACCTCTGATGATTTTCACCAGATTCTCTGCTAGGTATTTCTGTGCCTTGGGGTCGCCTTGAACTTCTTTTGCCATTGTAAATGCCTTATATCCACCTGTTGTATTCATCAAGTGTTCGTATACTGGTGTAGGATAAGCTCCCGGGGCGCTGGGTTGTGCCACAATGTCTACAGTGATTATTTCGAATCCCTGAACATTACCACTGCCATCTACTTCGCCTGAGCCTCTGCTCGATACACCTAATTTCACTCCCGACTCCAACATGGTCTGTACTAGATTACCCATTGGAGTGGGAATTATTTTTAGTTTTCCGTAGCCGTTAGGACCATCCATCCACATCTTGGTAATCATATGACTAACACGATCTAGATTGATTTTTAAATCCTGCGGGTGATCTAACTCTCCGCAAACAGAGTATCCACCGGAGATCTGTTCGTTGAGCGTCTTGACAGCCTTGCCAATCTCTTGAGAAGAATAAATTCGCTGATTCTGATTGCGGATATCGCCTTGAATGCAGATACCGTTCAGATGCAGCGATTTTTTATCGCCCTCGCCTTCGCTCTCCAAGACAATCTTTGCCTGGTCAAAACTCAATTGTTCACTGAGGGTAGTTTTCACCGTTGCGTCCTATTATCTACGGCCACGGAAAAGACTTGCTTTATCGACTGAACCGGAAGAACCACCTGCTCCGCTGAATTTACCTTCAGCTTCGCCTTTCTTCTCTGCACCATGACCTGGCTCTTTCTTACTGAAAGCACCACCTGCCTTGCCGCCTGGAACGTTGATATTGCCTGCGTTATCTTCTTTTGGGTTGCCTTTAAATAGGCTGGAACCCTTTAAATGTCCTTGATTGGCCAAAGTTACTGCTTCTTCTTTGCTTTGTGCAATGTTAGAAGCTGTGCCACCCATGTCGTTTTTACCTGCTACAATACTTTTTGTGTTAGCAGGACCTGCAGATCCGCCTGTACCAGAGAATGTGCCTTCTGCACCACCTTTCTTCTCTGCACCATGACCGCCTGCAACTTTTTCTACATACTCACGCACTGTGGCTAGATCGAAATCGTCTTTCATTTCGTCTGGTGGACCCATGTCATCACCCATGTCATCGCCGTTCATTGCGTCAAATTTGGCCTGTAGTTCATCTACAATAGCATCTAGATCTTGAAACAACTCTTCTGGGGCTTTGTCTCCCATTTCATCGTCCATTTCTCCATCTAGTTCGCCTTCTAGGTCATCACCCATATCTGGTGTGTCACCCATTTCGTCATCAGCTTCGATGGCAATATCTTCAAAGCCTTCTTCCATTTCTTCGTCTTCGTCATCTACGGCTTCGTCGACTTTGTCTTCGTCTTCTTCATCTACAGCTTCGTCGACTTCTTCTTCGTCTTCTTCAGCGGCTTCGTCTAATTCTGCATCGATGAGATTTTCATAGATCTCACGAGATTTCGCAACTACGTACTCGTGGAATAATTCTTCTGCTTTAGCTTGATCGTCGTTGACCAGGCTTTCGAGCATCTGCTCTAGTTTACTTTTATCTGACATGTTTATTCTCCTTAAAGATGATTTGGCTGTCGTGCTTTATTTACTACAGTTGTAATAAAACTGTGTTAAATGGTAGTTTTTTGATTGATTTAGTTATTGTAAATAACTTCTGGGTAATTTAATTTAAACTCGTGATAGTTGATATGTTTGAGATTGGGATGCTGATACCCCAATTGATCAGGCACAAATGCACCATCTTCAATAACTCTAACAAACTTGATTTGTCTAAATTCTTTGATAACTTTTTCAGTTTGACTCAACCAGTTGCCGTGGAATGTAGGAGCATCTGTGCTTTTCTTGTAGTTGAATGTGTCTGCATACACATTATTAAATTTTCCAGCAGCTCCTTGATAATCAAACCCTAATATATAGATAGTTTGATAGGTGTGTGTGCTAGCAAACCATAATGCAGTGGGACCACTGCTCCAACCTTTGTGCGGGCTAAAAAAATTTATATTTGTTTTTGATGTTATGCCTTTGTTGGAATTAGTCCATACCTGATGTGTTCTATGATAGCCCGAAGCTATAATTTCATTCACCATTTTGACATCAACTGCTACTAGATAATCTGGGGCAAATTCGCGGTACAAGGCGTTACACCCGTATACAACGCCACGTTCTTGAAAGTTTCTAGGATCTACGTTTAGTCTGCTTTTGCCATTGCCTAGTACAAAAGCTACATCACTCCGCTGGCGCTGCTTCAACTGGTGTTCCATACATTTGTCTTATGAATTCTTGTTCTGATTGTTCTTCAAATTCGTGTGCTTCACTTTGTTGACGCAATTGATTTATTTGTCTAAGTGTTAGTCGAATCTTTCGTGTGTCACTTTTTTTGACCACAGAAGAATCTCTGGAGCTGTCGTATCTACGATCAACAGCAAAATCATTGTTATTGTCGTTAAAATATAAAAATTCTAATAGGAGCATATTGTATTTATATTTTAGACTGCGGCAGGTGCTGGTGCGGCCTGATCTGCTGGGGCAGCAGCCTGCTGTTCCGCTGCCGCTGCCATAGCTGGATCAGCTTCTTGATCTTGCGCTGTAGTTTCTGCTCCTAATGTACCCGGTGTAATACCTATGCTACGCATTTGACTAGAAGCATCTGCTACAGGTGTTAAGTTTCCGCCGTTTTCTTCTCTCCACATACGTTCGTTTTCTTTGATTTCTTCTTCTGATAGTCCCAAGAATCTCTTTAGAGCAAAACGCTTGCTGAGGTGCGGCATCTCTTGGACCTGCGAAAATATTGCTGCCCTAGTGGTGTCTAGTTCAGCCTGACGATAGGCTGCAAAATTCTGTGGCTCGTTGAATTTTAATTCGAATAAACTGGAATCAATATTGATGCCATTGTTGTTCATCCAATATTTAAATTCAACATCAAAAGTTTCTACTACCATGGCCTGCAGTCGTTTGCAGTATTCATTGAACCTTAGTTCTTGAATATATGCTGTGCCCACTTTGCCATCTGCTAGACTGTTTGGGGCTTCGTCAACTGCTGTGGGCAAATATGCACTGGGGATTCTTAAAGCACGGAATAATTTGTTAGTAAAATAACGCAGGTCAGTGATTTCGCCTAGATTAGTACCGCCTGGTAGTGTTTCTACTTTTGAACCACGCCCTTCTGCTGTCTGCGGGAAAAAGTAGTCTTCACTTGCACTAAGTGGATTATAACTAGCATCAACCATGTTTTGTCCGCCACCTGTACTACTAGGAATGCGTCTTTGTTGTATTTCGTTTTTGACACGTTCAACAAAGCTCATGGCCATGTGTGCTGGCATATTTCCAACGTCGACATAAAAAATACGTCTTTCTGGGGCACGTTGTATACGATAGATAATAATCGCATCTTCAAGCAATTCTTTTTGCTTGTAGACTTTAAATACGGATTCTAACAAACTGTTGCCGAAGGGATAGTTGTTATCTAATCCTTCACTGAGTGTGATATGCACTACGTGTTTAGCATCTACTGTAACTTCATTGGTTTGATTATGAAATCTAGTACCTGGTGGTTGTGCGACTGAACCAACCATGCCACGACCTAATCCGCCGCCACTGGAATAGCTGCTTGTACCGCTGGGTGCAGTATTAGTTGTGTTGTGAGGAGTAGTTGCAATTAATTCTTTAAAATTAAAATTAATGTCTTTGATCACATACTGTTCAGGTATCTTGCCTTCACTTTCATTGACGATAATTTTTGTAACTTTGGCTGCATCTACAAACAACCATTTTTGTGTTTGGGGATCTCTAACAAAAAAACAATCTCCGTACTTAAATGTGTTCCGCACAATTCGGAATATTCTTGTTTCAAATTGTTGTTGTTTTGTCCACTTTTGCAGACTGTCTTTTAGTAATTTTACTTCTGTTGAAGTAGGCTTGCCTTTAAAATAAAAATGAAATGGTGTGGCATTCTCTTTGTCTTTTTGTGTGCAGAATTCTGCAAGTATGTCTAAGGCAGCATTGACTTCTGAATCCATGTCCATAGTATCATACTGCATATATCGTTCAACACGATTAGGGCTTCCTGCATAAACATCAGGTAAAAAACTAGAATAGTTTGCACGGGCTGGCCCTGGTCGACCACCGCCAATGGGACTCATAGATCCTGTTTGATTTTCTATTTTTACCGGTGTGAAGTACTTTTTCCAGCTCATTATTCTTCCAAATTATACAGGTGATTTAAACACATCACCAAAACTAAATCCTTTTTGCACACGTAATTGGTCGCTATTAATATTGGCCAATTGTCCATTGATAGATATTAGTTGGTCCATCTTGTTATTTAACGAAGATAGCAGCGATACTGCACTTTCTTGACCAGACCCACTGTCTGCACTAGAAGATGCACTGGTAGCAGTAGTATCAGCTGTTGATTGAGTTGATGCATCAGCGCCGGCTGCTAATGCTGATAAACCTCCTTGTGCGGACGATACTACAGATTTAAAATCAGACATTCCGTTTACAGTCACTGGAATTTTTTTCCCGTCAGGCAATGGAACTACTGCTTCTGTGCCGTGTAAGTTTGCTCCATACCCACTCATCGGTCCTTTTATAACTCCTCCGTTTTTTGCCGAAGGTTTACCCGAATCCGGACTTGTTGCTTTTCCGCCAGCGCCTGCGACCATTACTCCTTTGCCAGGTGCTGCTGGATTATCGGGAGATCCTCCTCGGGCTTCTCTAGCTTCAACGTGCCAGGCTTCTGCACTAACCGGACGAGCAAATCCAAATTTGTCAAATAGTCCTAGACCCACTGCTTTGTTAGCATCTGCAGAATTCATATCAAATGCTAGACCAACTTCGTGCTTACTGCGTCCCGGAGGTGCAGCTCTAGGTGATCCGTACTTTTTAAATAGTTCTGCTTGTTCTTTTGAATCTCTATAGGCAGTGTTAATCTGAATCTTTTGACCAGTGGAATTAAAATATTCCGATGCCATTCCGGCAAGACGTTTTTGAACTCCAGGTTCTAGACCTTGTAGATTTACGCCAGGTTGAAGTTTTAGATATTTTGATAGATCGCCAACATCAGCCTGCATGCTGTCTGGTGATGGTCCAGTTGGTTGTTTATCACCTACAGCTGGTAATTTTGGACCGCTCATATCTCCACTAGCCGATCCACCACCTCCACCACCTCCACCACCGGAAGATGATGCGGCACCTCCACCACCTCCACCACCTCCACCAGATGACGCTTTTCCGGGAGCCGATGTAGCTTTGCCACCACCTCCACCACCTCCAGCAGCTTCTATTTTCTTGCTAAGAAATCCATTTTGTTGATCACTAAATGATTTAAGCATGGCCTGTGGACCAGACATATCCACTTCTTTAGTTTCTTTTTTGGCTTCTTCTGCTTTTTTCTCAGCTTCGGTTTTGTCTCCAACAGCTTTTAATTCAGCCTGCTTTTTACGTTCAATGGCATCTTTTTCACGCTGTTCGCTACGTTTTGTTCTTTCTGCATCACGTTTATCTCTGTCGTCTAGTTTCTTGGCTTCTTCTGGATTTGTTTTTCTAAGATCTTCTCTTTCAGCTTTGGCTTGAGCAGCTTTGTCTGCTTTATCTTTATCTTGATTGTCTTGCATACGCTTACCCATATCGTCGGTAAGCTGACTACGTTTTTGACCTTCGGACGTTAATTGTTCATCAACACCTTTGATAGCTTCGTCAAAGTCTCCTCTCATTCCGGGAATTTTATTCAGTAGACTAAACAATCCCTTTTGAAATTGCAAGAATACAGTTTTAATAAGACTACCAACAAAACTAGCAGCATCGCTTAACACTTTGAAATCAACGCCTAACTTTTTAGCACCGTATACTAATAATCCTATAGCAGCCACTGTGAGAAGCACAGGAGCAGCAAGTGCTAGAAAAGGAGCCACAGTAGCCCAAACACTAGCAGCCATAGCTATCATTGATGCAATAAACGGAACTGATGCCGCGGTTTTTGCCATGTCAGCTGCTGAACTGGCCCAGGCAGAAACAGTAGATACAACTTTAGCAGCAGTAAGACCAATAACTGCTCCCATAAGCACCGCCATCACAGGTTCTAGATTGTCTTCAATAAAATCACTAATTCCATAGAGTGCAGGTTCAAGAACTCCCGAAATAACACTGCCTGTGCCTTCCATCAATGGATTCAACATAGTTCCAATAATGTTCCCCAATTTCATCAGTATTGGTAGAACACCTTCTGATATCCAAAATCCTAAAACTTGAATTGCTGGGACTAGAGTATCAGAGATAAACGGCGTAACTGATTTTAGCACACTTGCAAACACATTAAACACAGGTATAGCCACAGCAGTAATTACAGCACCTAATGTTTCTAAAGCTCCCATCATAACTTCAATTAGGCCGCTGCCTGCCAAGAAGTTGGTAAATGCATTGCTAAATTCAGCTAGTCTTTGTTTAGATTTTTCCAGTGCGGCTGCTTGATCAGCGTTTTTAATTGTAGTAGCTTGTTCTGCTGACGCTTTAGATAATCCATCAATACTTTGCCTTGCTAATTGCGCACCGCCAGCATATGTATCTCCCATTTCTTTGTTGAACTTACCAACACTACTAAGATTTTTATTTCGTTCTCTAGCTTCTGCAATAGCACTGTTTTTAGCAGTGTTCATTGCTTCTTTGCTAATGGTTCCACCAGCAGCTAGTGTTCTACCAAATGCCTGAGACTGTCTTGCCAGTTCAGGATACATGGCAGCCATTTTCACGCCTTCTTCTGTAGTAATAGTACCCGTGGCCAACATGTCTTTAATAGCACCTTGTTGAGCTTTTGGAAAACTGGTAATGTAACTCAACATCTGCTGACGTTGTTTGTCATCCAGATGCTGCATGGCAGCTTCAACCTGTGCATCTTTGGCCAATGCTTCCATTTCTTTTTGTTTTTCTTCTCTAGTAGAACCTGTGATCTTGGCCAGGCCATCCAGTTCTTTCATATAGGTTGCTGATCCTTGAGCCAGTTGTGCTGTACTGGCATTTTGCAATCTGCCGTTAGATCCCATTACTTGAATATAACTGGCCATACCTTGGTTTACACCTTCAGTTGAATATCCCATTCTCAGCAACTCGTCTCCAAGTCCAGAAGTTTTCATTTTCTTACCTAGGTCAGCAAATCGCTTGGCACCTTGTTCTGTGGTGCCACCTAATGCAACCATGGCTTGACCGTTGGCAGCTACAATCTTACTGAACTGTTCTACTGTTAATCCTGCGCCACTTGCAGCATTAGTCATAGCATTCATACTGCCGCCAAACGTAGCGCCAGAGTTGGCCAATGCTTGATAAGATCCCAGTTGTTTTTCAGCAGCGGCTGCTACTGCGCCAAACACTCCAGCAAGTAATCCTCCGACAATTGGTATTGAATTAAATGTCTGTGCGGCGCTGGTTAGACTGTTGCCCATATTGGCAAACTGATTTATTAGTGCAGTTGCACTACCAGCAAGACCCAAGAAACTACCAGTGACTATTCCTGTTCCTGTTGATAGTTTGTCAAAACCTTTAGCAGCTACACCTGTGGCTATTCCCAGTTTAGTAAAAGCCTGGCTGCTTTTTCCTGTTTGTTGTGTCTGCTGTTGTTGAACTTTATTTTGAGCAGCAGCTCCGGCAGCAGGTTTAGCTGCGCCGCCAACAGCTCCGGCACCGGCAGATCCACCAGGTCCTGTACCTGATTTAAATTGTTTTTGGATGCCCTGCATCACTTTTAACAATTCATTTAAAGTATGTTCTGATGCGGCATTGTCAGCAGTGACTCTGCCAACGCCAGGGATGTCAATTTCTACTTTTTGGGCCATTAATTTTTTCCGGAAAAACTGCGTATATAAATAAGATACCGTTAATAGTATTTATTGGAGATCAAATCTATGGAAAACAACCAACCCCTACAGCCCAAGAAGACCATGTTGTCTAATTGGTACAGACAGCCTAAAATTTATATTAGGTTGCCTTCTAAGGGTGAATACTACGCTAAAGATGCTCTGGACATAAGTACCACAGGCGACTATGCTGTCTATGCAATGACTGCCAAAGATGAACTGATGTTTAAAACTCCAGATGCACTGTTGAATGGTCAAAGCACTGTAGAAGTTCTCAAAAGTTGTATTCCTGCAATTCAAGATCCTTGGAAGATGCCTAGCATTGATGTTGATGCGGCATTGGTAGCTGTACGTATTGCAACCTACGGTGAAAAAATGGAAGTCAGCACAAATTGTCCAAATTGCAATGCAGAAAATGATTACGAAATCAATCTCAACACTTGGTTAGAAAAATTAAATCAATTTCAGTTTGATCCCAAAGTTGTTGTAGATCCATTAACTGTTTATGTTAGACCCTATACCTATCTAGAGATGACACAGACCAGTTTAAAAAGTCTAGAGCAACAGCGTATCTTTGGAGTGATCAACGACGAAACACTCAGCGATGAAGAAAAATTAGACAAGTTTGGCAAGAGTTTTAGCAAACTTACACAGTTAACAGTTGATGTAATTGCTCAATGTGTAGCACAGATAGAAACTCCAGATGGTATTGAAACCGATGAAACCGAAATAAAAAACTTTATTCACAATTCGCCTAAAGAAATTTTCAATGCTATTTCAGATCATGTTCAGGCATTAAAAAGCAAGATTGATATTCCTGCTCAAGAAGTCAAATGTACTAGTTGTGAAACAGAATTTCTGATGCCAGTAACTATGGATCAATCAAATTTTTTCGCAGTAAGATCTTAAAACTTTCCGTACCGGAGATCTTACAGGAAGCCGAAAAGATGGAAAAAGAGGTACGGAAGATCAAGAAAGAAGCCCTCCAACTGGCTTGGTATATGCGAGGTATGAGCTATGCCGAAGCAATGAATCTTAGTTGGGATGAAAGAGAAATTGTTGGCGAGATTATTAAAGACAATCTAGAAACTACCAAGAAAACAAACTTACCGTTCTTCTAACAAAAAGGACTCTTAGGAGTCCTTTTATTTTGTTTATTTCTTTCTAAAAAGACTAAACCCTTCAAGTACCATACTGCCAGTATTAATTTTTCCGGCTGTCTGAACTTGTTTGGTCATTTGACCAAATGCTCCTGCACCTGCTGTTTTAGCAGAAGCTGCTGCTGTGCGTTTAGCACGTTTAGCAATAGCGCCTGGTGTTTGACTTAGTTGTCCTGCTACTTTACCACCTGTTTTTGTAGGTGCGGCAGGCGCTGCTGGTGGTTCTGCGGCAGGTGCTGCATTTGGATTTCCAGGTTTAGCTGTATTTGTTTTGCTTACCGGTGCATTAGCCATTGTATTAGCTGGTGCTGCCGCTGTTGGTTCAGCTGCTGGTGCTTCAGGAGCCGCTGCCGCAGGCGCTGTTGGTTCTGCTGCTGGAGCAGGTGTAGCTGCTGGAGCTGCTGCCGGCGCAGCACCTGCTGCGGGTTTTGCTGCTGGAGCTGCCATTGATTTTTGTAGCAACTGTAAAATTCTTTGCTTGCCTTTTTTATCTAGCTTATCAATATTTGCTTTTACTTGAGTGTACATTGTTTGACCAGCCTGTGCTTGATCTTGACCTGCAAGTGCAGCGCCAGTTTTAGCAGCTGCCTGTTTTGCAACCGTACCTTGTATTGGCTTAGCTTGCGCTGTGCCTTTTGGTCCGGCCTTGTTGATATCTGTAGCACTAGGTGGAGTTGTAGCTCCCGCTGTTGGTGCTGGATCTTCATCGTCTGCTGCTCCAGCAGAACTACCTGCTGGTGTAGAACTGCCAACTACATTTGGATCGTTAAATGCTGATAATCCTTGAGATTGACCTGCTTTTACTCCCGCTAAAAAACCTTTGGGTTTTGTAGAAGTTCCGCCACTTCCTGCAGCAGGTTTTGCACCTGCTGCGCCACCGGCACCTGCTGCTGCACCACCTGCTGCTGGATCTGCATCATCCCCTGCGCTGGCCACAGTAGCTTTACCTGCCTGAAATCCTTTTTTAGCTGCTGCGCCAAGTCCAGCAACACCACCTGCTACTGCTCCGACACCTTTAGCCAACGCACCTACACCTTTGCCCACAGCAGATCCAATTTTATTTAGAATTGGACCTTCGTCAAGTTGATGTGATTCAATTAATATTTCTTGTATTCTCATATCATGCTTTTCCTATTTGTTTGGTGAGATATTGTATCATGCGTTGTCGATCTTTAGTATTTAACTGCATTATTGACTTTTTAATTTCTGCATATCCGCCAGTTGCCGCTTGAGCTGCAGGCTCAGAAGAGATTTTTAAATCTGCGTAGACTTTTTTCACTACATCGTCGCCGACTCCAGCGCCAGTTAAAATTTTGGCTACTTCTTCGCTGTCTGTAGGGCTTCCAGCTTTTTGCCAGGCTGAATTTAATTTGTCAGCAGTGAACTTAGTTGTTAAATTTTTACCAACAGTTTTTAGTTTGTTCATGCCTTTGGCGGCAGCACCTTTGATAAAATCCAATGGGCCTTCGTTCAATTGTTGCTGTGCGCAAACTCGATTGAACACCATGTAGATCTGACCTTCACTTAATTTTTTACCATTAGTAGTAAATCCTTCTTTTGCTGCTGGTTTTTCGCCTGCTGCGCCTGCTGCTTGACCAGCGGCTGCTCCACCAACAGCTGATGCTGCCTGTGTTAGGCCTTTGATCCACTGTAATAAACTATCATTGTTTAATGCAAGATCTTTTGCAGCACCTGCAATATCTTTCATTTGTGCTTTATAATCCGCAGAATGCACCATTCTGCCAAGTCGTTGAAGTTCAGTAAATGCTGTAGTATCTCCATTCTGCATGGCCTTTATTGCTGATCTAATTCCCGATGCTGCATCTGCATCAACAACAACATCGAACCCTTGAGTCATTTCAGTATGTTCCATACCAAACGAACTCAACTTTCGTGTTGCCTTATAACTTATTGTTTCAAGTCCAGTATCACCAATTGGAATAGACTTTTCACGTAGGCCCGCAGCCCACTTACCAACACCAGCCATTGCGGCTGCTGTAATACCTGCAACAATACCTGCTGTTGCTCCACGTCCGATCGCGGTTGAAGCTTTTTGACCTTGTAGCAACCGGTCAGCAATATTAACAATGCCCACGGCAATTGCAGTTCCTGTTCCAATGGCCAACACGCTTGCACCTACACCGCCTGCTACTGCAACACCCAATGCTGCGGCAACAGAGCCTGCAATACCCAGTAAGAATTTGTGTAGTTTAGGATTATTCTTGGCATACTCACCGTACTTGGCCAAACTAGCAGCTAGTTTTGGATTTTCAGCAGCAATCTTTGATTTGATCTCTTCAAATTTTTGATCAAATGCTTTAACTGGACTACTGTCCTGTAGCATGCCTCCAAACTTATTAAACCAAACATCACTGATTTTACCTGGAGCAGCTTTGGCAGCATCTAGGCCTTTGCCCAACATACTACGATCAGATCCTTTTTCAACAGCCGTGAATAGCTGTTGTATTTGATCAGGAGTTAATGCAACTTCACAAAGAACAGGATGTATTTCTTTTTCCCATTTAGTAAAGTAAGTATCTCCTTGACCAATGCTTTCAAATATACTTTTACGAGAAGTATATTCAGAAGTATCAGATGTCAGTAGTAGATTATGAATTTTCATTATTATTCCAAAGCCTTATACGTTATTTATTACAGATATGAGCTAAAGCTCATATTCGTTTTCGCTTGTCGCTCAACGAATTTTCTTTCTCTTAACATTGATTACATTAAGTGCGAAGCACTTTAAATATTATCTAGATTGTTCAGTCACACTTAGCCCTGACGGGCTAAAAATGAACATTATCTGAGTTGCACAATGTCACATAGCGTTACAGCATTACCAAGGCGGTCGTCCGGTACCTTTAGCTGCGTCTTAATACGACGGCGGGTCTGCAAATATACGCTAACATACTTACAGCCGTGGGTTCTTCACCCTCTTTTAGCCTTGAATAACTTTTTCTTGTACAGTAAACCGGTTCTATTAGGCATATCCGATCATGGTCCTGTTAAGGATACTACTGTTACAACCCCTCTACCAAGTAGGGAATTCCATTGACTGCGATCCGAGATCCAGCTTTAAGGGCACACTTGCAACGCCGGTGCGGGCTTATTTGGCAGTTATTTGCCTGGATTTATTGAGCCTAGGTGTGCCTTGCGGCAGTGTGTGTTTGTTAAATTTTAGGTTTTTTGAGGATGTGTGAGCCGTGAACTCGAACCTGTATGTGACCGTTGTACCAGTCAGTTGATTCTAGAACTTTGTGTTTAAATTGTTCTCTTGCCTCGATGTAGCTGCATTCTGATTTGTTTTTGCAGTAGAATAG